TGTGGAAAAGGGATTTAAAAATATATAAACAATAAGTAGTAAGTATGTGTGATACATCTGGACCAAATACAGGTTCTATAGTATCACTTAATGCAATTGGTAAACAAGATACATACCTTTTAGAAGATGATCCTATTCATTCATTCTTTAAGTATGAACCTAAAAAACACGCTAATTTTACAAAGTTTCATAAAAGTTTAAATATTAATAAACCAAGTAGTTCTTCGACATCTTGGCCTTTTGGTGAAACTATAAAGGTTATGTATAACCCGAGAAATATGGGTGATCTTTTAGCAAATATGTACGTAACGTTTGAATTACCCGCTTTAACGGGTTCCGATAGTTATTACGCAGATCAAATCGGGCGACATATTTTTAAATCTGTAACCATGCGGGTTGATGAAACCGTCGTTGAAAAATATCACGGTGATTGGGGTATCATATATGATGAACTATACCTTGATGAATCCGAAAAGAGAACAAAGAGGTACACGTTAAATAGAAACAATGCAGAAGATACATCTTTATTATCTGGTAATCAAATATTAGCGCAAAATAAATCACGTGTTTATATTCCTATACCTTTACTCTTTTCCCGTAAGTACGAAAGTGATGAATACGAAACAAATAAACCAAATCGTCCCTACTTTCCAACCTGTGCTATCCATAAACAAAAACTTCAATTTGAGTTTGAATTTCATAAACAATCTTTTTTTACAAATGAAACAGATACACTGACTATGAATAAATTTGATATTGTTACCGAAGAAATAACACTTGAACCAAGTGAGCGTACTTATATAGCAAATAAAAGACACGTTCTCGTTACCGATATCGTTAAAAAACACCCTACTTTGGATATACAAGCGGGTGTACGAAACGCAAAATTGGAACTTATTCCAAAAACACCAGTAAAAACACTTAATTGGTTTTTTAGACAGAAAGCTTTTGAAAATGAAGATGAAATTACGGGTGGTACAACTTTAGTCGCAAATGTATTTGCAAATAGATATAACTTTTCATCGAATGTAGAATATTCTGTCATCAATGAATTTTTTAATCCACCTATGTCAAGTGCTAAAATATTTGTAAATGGTGAAGATGTACCAAATGTTCAGGATAGTGATCATAAATATTTTAAATATGTTGTTCCGTTTACAAGTCGTTTATCACGACCTTTACGAAATATTTATACATATGCATTCTCGATGAACCCGATTAATGTGGAACCATCAGGAATGCTGGATTTTAGTCAGTTACAATCAAATAGAACTGTTTTAGATGTAAACATGGAAGTCGGTCTTACAAGTGATTATACACTACACTTATATTATGTAGGATATCAGACGTTCATTTTTGAAAATGGTGTCATGACACTTGTTTAGAAAAAAGTGCGTTTTTATGATCATGAATATACTCGATTATGTTGTTTTTTATACACCATCTTATGAAATTCAGCTGTGCAACAGTCGTATGTATTTCATTGGATGTACCTGGTACAGTATATGATATCTTAGAAGAACGACAAAATGGGTCAAATAATTTTTTACTGTACCCATCTAAACTTGATTTATATGCACAGTGTACACTAAATATTTTACCATCATTTGTCTTATACGATAAATTATTTTTCTTTGAATAATTTGTAATAAACCATTCAAGGTTCCGTAGAGAAATGCCTCCGGTTTTATTTAGAATTTCTAAAAGTGTAGCTCTATTCTCGGGAATATTATAAAATGTATCGATCGATGTTAGTAGAATAGCTGATTTATTCATTATTACATTATTCCACGCAATTCTCTAAATCCCTTTCTTGATACTTCACATGCCGGACACCCCGGTTTAAATATACATTCCGATAAATTATGTGTATGACGTATACCTTCATTATTTTTAGAAACCATTTCTATAGGACCTCTAAGTTGAGGTTGATCTATATGACTTCCACACATTCCATTAAGTTTAGCTTTTGCTGTACATGGAGAACCATCCTTTTTAAATCCTCTACAAAAATTTAATGGGTTTGGAATTTCAGAGAGTAAAAGTTTTAAATTAATAGAATATTTATATGATATTTTTTCCATTATCCTTATGGTACGTCTATATAATTCAGTTTCTACTTCTTCATCCCAAAGTGTTTGTAATTTTCTGGATGTCATATTTTATATACGTCACTATTTTTTAAGCGTTTTGAACATATCACTTATTTTAGGTTGCCCTTCAATTTCAGCCTCTAGTTTTTTCTTTGGACGTCGTTTTGGTTTCACACGTGTTAGAAGTTCACCAAATATCTCTTCTTTCGGATCTTCAAAGAGTGGTTCAATTAAATCACATACAGGGTTTAGAAACTTGTTTATAAAATAATAATTATAATCAACTTTTAAATTATTGTCTTTTGCGTATTTTGGATCTTCGGACTTTTCAAACGCCTTTGCTTTAGGATCACCCGTATCGAGAAGAATATAAGGTACGCGATCACCCGATTGCGGTTCGGAACCCGGTTGTCTTTCACGCATTTTTCGTACAACTTGAACATGAGCTTGATTAATATCCTTAATATCGGGACTATTAATAGAAACCGCGAATCCTTTTGATTTATACGAATCCGATAAACCCTGGCTCAAAATTAATTTTTCGTTAGGTACATCACCTTCAATAAGTTCAATAGCCCTTTGTAAAGCGAGTTCTTTTGGTGGTCCAGTATCACTACTTTCTAAAACGACATCGAGAAGTTCTTTACATACTTCACGCATGTGAGGTGTGTTATCTCTTCGTACCAGTTGAAGTCCTTTGACGTCTATGTAATCCATGTTCATATTACCATCTTTACCCTTTGTCCAAAGTTTTGCCGCATACCGTTTTTTTGAATATAAGAAATATGGGCAGTATACTTTTTCAAGTTCAAGGTTATTCGGTGCTTTGAAGAGTTTAGTACACTCTTCCGCAGCGCGTTCACCTATTTCCCAACTATATTCAATTGCTTCCTTTCCGGTACGATTTCCCACATCAAATTCAACCATAACCGAATCCGTATCACCGTACCTTACCTTTGATCCCGGGAAATTCTTTTCAACATACGCTTTTGTTTCATCAATCATACTCCGACCTTTTAGAGTTACCGTTGAGGCAATTTGTACACATGGTAACATACCCTTCGATGCACCTGTAAATCCATATACAGAGTTCATCGACACTTTATACGCCAATTGTTTACCATTATACATTTCTTTCAGGGCACCAGTCGATTGTGCCATATCCTTTTTAGCTTGTTTACGAAACTGTTTTAGTTCTAGAAGAATACTTGGTAAAAGACTGGGAACATCTTGTGCAAACTTATAAAACCCAAACGTTTCGTATGTTACACCAGGTATATTTTCATATTTGGAATCCATAACCATCGATGAATAACATAAATTGTGTGCCATCATAATTGATGGATATAGACCTTCAAAATCCAGTGCTGTTATTGGTCTATAATAAGCGCCTTTCTGTGCGTCAAGAACGGTCGCACCTTCATACCCATCCGCTGAATATTGCCCCCATGATATAGTTGGAACCATAAACCCCATTTCACGCGCCTTTTTGGTTAACAAACTAAACACTTTAATTTGTTGTCCTCTTTCTACTAGATAACACAAGGGAACCCACGTCGCTTTAGCCATTTCTAGTAGATTAACAAGTATAGATAATTTTGATAATAAACGGTGGGGTAACAATGTATCCTTGATACAATATTCAGCGACCTCACGTAACTTTACGGGATCTTCTTCGACAAAACGAGCAAACATTTCTTTTGGTGGCATATCAATTTTATTGTCACCGAGGTAGAGTTTTGAAACATTATCGAGTTTATACGAATCAAGTTTATACCCTTTTTTAACTTCATGAAATAGATCAAAAATAAACCGTCCAGGCATAGGTAAAATCTTGAGATCATTGTCTCCGAGTGCACTCGACGACAGCTTCTTATACACAAGTTCACATGAGTGGTTTTTCATTTTACTCATTTCATAAAAAGTTTGATCACACTTTGTCATGACCGCACGTTTGATTATATATTCTAAATCAAAACCGAATATGTTCCACCCAGTTATAATATCAATATCTTTTTCCATAAGGTATTCCTTAAATGCCATAAGCATTTCACGTTCAGTCTCATAACTCTTAATTGTACTCCCTTCCAAGTTTGAATCCGTTTTTTTATAACAAAAACACGTTTTATCATAAGGTATATCAGAACCAAAATGTGTAAGTGATACGGCAATCTGGAAACATGCGTCACCTTTTACGTCTGCATCGGGAAACTTACCAGTTGAACTATTACATTCAATATCCACAGACGCGACTACAAAAGGTGCAGTTTCTGGAATATCAACTGGTTTAAGGGTTTTCCAGTCGTTACAGAACAGGTCTATATTAACGTGTGCTAAATGCGAACGTACACATGCGTCCCCAGAATCCATCCACCCAGTCGATTGAATATTAGTTCGGTGCATTAACCTCAGAACAGGGTCTAGGTTTGATTCATAGACTTTATATTTCATAGCTTCGTCTGGTAATGTACGTTTTAATCTCCCATTTACCATACGTCGCGCCGCGAGGTTCTTAAATTTTAATTGCATAAAAATAAATTTTTCATTATTTTGGAAACCCCAGACATCTTTAGATTGAACAATATCATAACTTATCAAACATTCAGGACATAACTTATCAATCTTTGTATATAAATTACGAATATCCATTTGTGTTTTTTTATTCGGAAGTTTCACGAAGAAGTATGGTGTAAAACTGGTCGTAACACATACAGACTTACCTTCTTTCGTTTTACCAAAAATACTAATCAAGTGTTCTTCTTCCGTGTCTCGTGTTTCCCAGGTCAATACTTGGAACACGACCATTTTTATCTTATTACGTTAACGCCCGATTTTTTTAATATAGTATAGTAGTAAATATGTCAGCTGCTTTGATTGATCTCGTCTCAGTCGGTGCCCAGGACGTCTATATCACAGGCGATCCTCAAGTCTCTTTTTTTAGACAAAACTATAAACGTCACACAAACTTTTCGATAAAACCAGAACGTATGGATTATATCGGGACGTTTGAATCGGGAAATGAAATTTCCATCCCTATCAAATCGAAAGGTGATCTTTTGAGTTACGTGTGGATTGAACATGCCAATATTAACAATAATAATCATAATAACTGTATTTTTAAATCAGCGAATGGAACGTCGAATGAAACTTCACCAACTGAATTCTCTTTATGGATTGGTGGTCAAGAAGTTACAAAACTGGATTCACTTTTTATTAATACCGTACACAATACTTTGTATAATGAATCTTCGGCCAAAGCGTCGTGTGCTTCGACGACCCAAGACGGTGGTGATAATGTTTCCACTGGTAGTTACATAATCCCATTCTTTTTCAGTGAAGATTGGACGAAATCTTTACCACTTGTCGGTCTTCAATACCACGAAGTTGAAATTAGAATTAAGTGTAGAAATGGTACATTTAGTTTAGGTTCTACACCAAAGGTATACGGTTCGTACGTATTTGTCGACACAGACGAACGTGAATTCTTTGCGAACGGTGAACACGAACTTCTCATTACACAAACACAACACCAACCAATGTCTGCTTCCGATACGTCGATTGATTTGACCTACTTTAATCACCCAGTAAAGGCCGTTCACATAGCTGCGGGTAATCACTTGAATACGTCATATACTTTAACTGATGCGTCTATGTTTATTAACGGTGTCCCACTCTTTGAAAATATGACACACGAATACCACAGAAACGTTGTTCCATCGAGACACTGTTCGGTTCTTAACACCACGGTCGATTCGGAACAAATATATACATGGCCATTCTGTCTTACCATGAACAAGTCTCAACCAACGGGTACCTTGAACTTTTCGCGAATCGATAACGCGAAGATAAATATTAACGGTCTATCGGGTTCAAATAACAATATTGATATGATTCGCGCGTATGCGGTCAACTATAACATTCTCAGGATTAAGAATGGTATGGGTGGTATCGCATTTGGTAACTAAATTAGTTCTTACCCGAAGATCCAAAACCTCGTTCACCACGTTTTGTTTCTTTTAATTCATCAACTTCCTCAATAAGTGGTGTTTCACACTTTTCCAAAATGAGTTGGGCGATTCTATCGCCTTGTTTAATTTCGAACGGTTCACTCCCGTGGTTAAACAAGATAACCTTCAATTCACCCGTATAGTCCGGATCAATAACACCGGCACCCGTTTGAATTCCGTGTTTTACACTTAAACCCGATCTGGGTGCAATACGACCATACACACCTTGTGGGATCGTTGCACAAATACCCGTACTTACAATACCGCGTTCACATGCATTGATCGTCATGTTTTCCATGCTATACAAATCGTATCCGACAGATCCAGGGGATGCGCGTGTCGGTAAAGTTGCTTCGAGAGTTAATCGTTTAATTCTAAGTGTTTCCATGTTTTTTTATTAATATATGAGTCGTTTCTTTAAAACCATTTAAAATAGTGTAACGTATAATTAGAAATGAGTCTTAAGATTATTATGGGTAACATGTTTTCAGGAAAAACGTCCGAACTTATCCGACGTTTAAAACGGTACAAAGTTATAGGTAAACGTATTCTCGTTATAAATTCTAAAAAGGATACGCGCGCTTCCGAAGACGTTTTACGTACACATGATAATGTTCGTTTCGATTGTATAAAAACCAATAATCTCGATGAAGTTGATTTTTCAAATGCAGACGTTATAGCTATGGATGAGGCTCAATTTTTTACCGGTCTTAAAAAGTTTGTTGAAAAGGTTCTCGATTCGGGTAAAACGATTTTACTTGCGGGTCTCGATGGTGATTATAAACAGAGAAAGTTTGGTGAACTTATAGACTGTGTACCTCTCGCCGATAAAGTGTTTAAGATATCGGCGATGTGTATGGTGTGTATGGATGGAACACATGGACCCTTTACAAAACGTATCGTACAAAATGATGAACTCGAACTTGTTGGTGATCACGATATGTATAAAGCGGTGTGTCGAAAACATTTATAAGGAACAATGCATTTAAAAGAATTAAAAAATCACGTTCATATTTTACAAAAGGAAGTAAATTTACTACCAGAAACTTTCATACGAGACGATCCTCGTAAAGAAGGTGAATGGGTTGGTTCCGAATATCTAAAACAGGTTATGATGTTATACACAGACGGTAAATGTGGATGGTTGAAAGGTGGACAAGATCATGTTCAGGAATCATGGATAAGTTGGCCACTTATATGGGGTGGTAATTTTATTACAAGTAATTGTAATTTATGTCCCGAAACAACAAAACTCTTATCTTCGATCGATGGTATACATGTAGCTGGGTTTTCATTAATGAAAGGGGGTGTAAAACTCAAAGAACATGTTGATTATGTAGGTGATGATTATATTTTTACATATCATTTAGGTATTAAATGCCCGGAAAACTGTATACTTCACCATATAGATCTAGGTGAAGTTACAGAAGAAGATGGTAAACATATAATTATGAATGCCCGTAAAAAACATTGGGCAGAAAATCAATCGGATAAAGACAGAATTATTTTATACATGGAAATTTATAAAAACGATTAATATCTAAAATAAGAACAACACGCGTTTGTTCTTCAGTTTTATCAACACTATGGTACCGTGAGTGGTCAAAAAGAACATCTTCACCAGATTTATGTTGATGAATATCAAACTCCGTGGTAAGATTACTCGTTCCTTCGAGTGTTAAGTGGTACCGTAACTGTAAATTGCTCTCGGCACGGTGTGCTGGTATAGACATTGGTCCTTCCATGACCGCAATCATTGCATGTTCTACACACGGTATAGTTTTTAAAAATGCGTATAACTTTGGAAAATCGTGTATTTTATAGTAATAATAATTTTGATTATATTCAAACCATGGATCAAGGTCGTGGAAATAATACTTTTGCGTGTTTTCGTGTAACCCATCGTATTCGGTTTTTATATCAAAAAAGTGTTTCTGTACCCGCCAAAGTCCTGTAAAATCGTCGACCGAGTAATGTGGTTTATAAAAAAATAAGTCTACGAGTGAGTTTCGTATACCTACCAAAGGTCGTAAAGGTCTATGAAAATAGAGTCTATCTATAGGGTTTTTACAATAATCGTTTAGTAGCAGTATAAGTGGTATCATAAGAAACCACATTTTTTTGTTTGCCTATAATAAATGCCAGGATATCATAACAAAGAAAAATACGCACCAGCACAAACACCAGAAGTTAACACATTGGAAAAACGATTCCTCGGTTTGACCGATGTTCAAATTGGATTATTTAGTTTACCAGCCTTTATTGTTCTTTCCTCGGTTGTATTACTCGTTCTTAATAAGAAGGCGAGATATAACCCAGCTGTTCTCGTTTCTTTGATTATAAGTTTAATACACTTGTATCACCACTACACACTCGCTAAATTACAAAATAAATAATTTTATCCAGTAATTATATATGCGTGTTCGTTTAAAAAAAAGTCCACGTATTGATAAAAAGTTTAGAGTTACTTTTGAAAATGGGAAAATAGTTGATTTTGGAGCAAGAGGCTACTCAGACTATACAATACACAAAAATCCTTTACGTATGCGTTCATACGTAACACGACACGGTGGGTTTGTTCCCCATATGGTACAAAAACAAACCGACCCTAAATTGGTTCATAAAAATATGCTCGATGTGACTCGAAGTGATAAAGAAAACTGGACAAAAACAGGTTTTTTTACCGCGGGATTTTGGTCGAGATGGCTTTTATGGAGTCATCCAGAACCCGAAGGTGCGAAAAAGATTATATCTAAGAAGTTTGATTTATCTTTTCTCTAAGACCACGACGTTTAAGGTTTGCTTTTAAAGCGGTCATTAAATTTGCACGTGGATCTCTTTTAGTTGGGAGTGGTGGTGGAGGTGGAACAGGTGGTGCACGTGGGACGGATGGTGCGCGTGCGACGGGTTGAGAAACTCGACGAACACGTGGAACATTTGATTCTACTGTTCGTAAAAGTGATTTACACGTTCGTATAAGTTTTTTTGAATTTCGAACCTGAATTTCCAAAGCTGGTTGTCGCCGTCTTTGAATTTTCATTTTAAGTTCTTTTTCACTCAGAGGAACTCGTTTCCCTTTTATTTTTTTGGTTACGCGAAGACCGAGACGCTTTGCTTCATTTTTTAATAAATCTATCTTCATTTATATTAACCAAGAAATTAGTTAATAGTTAGGTATAGGAACATAATTCATTACATTATCAGCAGCCATTCCTACTGCTGCACCGGCCAATGCGCCTGGTGCAAGTTTTGGTGCAACAAAATAACAGCATAAACAACACACAGTTGTAATAATGGCATCTGATATAGTAGCTTTTTTACACTTTTCACTTGATTTAATTTTAGCGATGTCAGGTACCCATTTACCACATATACCCCATCGTGTAGACTGTGAAACTAATATAACGATACATGATACAAGCATAGCAAGTTTATCCAATTTAAATAAAAGGTGTAACATTTGTAGTTTGTATTTACTATTACATTAGAAAAAATTGTCCGTTCTATACATTTTCACCTGAAATGAACCCGTTTGTCCTAAAACCGAAACAGCTTCATTTCCATAAAGTTCTCGACACCCGATATCGTCCATACAATCGCGGTTATCAATAGTTACCGGGAGTGGATACACTTGATCACCTGGTGTTGTCGTGTAATAATGATATTGATCACGACGACCCCTAACTTCTTTACCGTATAAAGGTAAAGTTTCTTCATCTGCACCTACAAGAACACCCATTTGTTGGACGTATCCCGGTTTATATTCCTTAATTGGTGGGTTTCTAAATTCTTTTTCGACTGGTATTTGTACTGGAACTTCGACTGGAACTCCGACAGGTACCTTTTTATTAACTATAATTGGGTTACGCACTTGATATACAATTACGGCAATGAGTACCATTAACGCGATAAGTAATAATTTTTGTTGCGTTTTGTTTTTGATCTTCATTTATGTATACCAACATTATTTAACAAACCGTTTTCTAAGTTCGTGAAGAGGTTCTAAATCAATTCTATTAAGTCTGTACTGAACAAGTAGCCATAGAAAAAAGAAAATAGATTTTAAGAAATTGTTTGCCTCTGTATCGTCCATTTTATATATAGGTCCCATTACACGACCAAAGAATGTTTCATCTTTACTATTTCCCGTTACGACCATTTCCATCTGGGTTAAAGCACATGTATCATCATTGACAGACCAATGAAAAAATATGAATGGAACCAGGATTGAATAAAACTCAAGGTTTTGTTTATTTTTCATAAATGGTACAACCAACATCGTTATGAAAAAGAGTAAATGAATGAAAAATATAATGTTCATCTCTATTAGTATGAACGAAGAAAAGAAACTTCCGAAGATATGGCACCCACAACAGGAGAAAATACTAAAGGCCTGGGGTGAAGCCGCGGCATGTTATAGGTATATGCACTACCAAGCCTATTGTTCATACAAAAAATTGAGTATGAAATTTACTATACCACTCATAATTGTAAGTACAGTTACAGGTACTGCTAACTTTGCACAAGAAACATTTCCACCTTCAGTGCAACCATTTGTACCGTCGGCTATTGGTGGTCTAAACTTAATCACCGCCATTGCCACGACGATCATGCAATTTCTTAAAATTAACGAACTTATGGAAGGTCACCGTGTAGCGTCTGTACAATACGGTAAAGTTTCGAGAACAATACGTCTTGAACTTACACTCCCACTCTCGGAAAGGACGTTAAACGGTACAAATATGATTGAAAATATGCGTACCGAATATGACCGTTTGATTGAACAATCACCTAATGTACCTAAAAAAATGATAGATGCATTTGAACGTGAATTCCCAGATGATAATGCATTCTTCAAACCAGAAATCATGCATATACAACCTATTACACCATTTAAAGCTATTCAAGAAAGTAAGGTTATAACCAAATTAAAAGATGCCGTGGGAGGTGTCGCAAAACGAGAACTTAAACAAGAACTTGACGAAATACGTGGAGTAAAAAAAGCTGTTAAAGCCGATATAGAACGTGTACAGGAACGTAAGAATGAAATATTGGATTTAAAAGATAAAGGACTCGTAAGTTTGAAAGGTGACCTCATGAAAGAATTACGTAGACGTACAGAACTCATGGAAGTTGTTACAGAATCGCCGAAAGACGATTCACAAGATACGCCACCATAATAAATAGCGTAAAGTTAAAGACTGTAATGCACATCAAGTAAGGAAACAGTTTCCTTTTTAAAGGATCTATCACTCTCGTTTGAAGTGTATTATT